ACACTTTTAGGGCTGCGGCTCCGGAAGTGGGCGCTTTGCCTACGCGAGGCGCGGGGCCGGTCACCAGTTTAACACAGGGCGACAACACCGATGGCCGGTTGGCTGCGCTCGCTCAAAGTCAAAAGTTAATCCAGGACAAACTCACGGAGACGGTTCGTATCGAGGAGGAGTTAGAACTCCGCCGCCTCGAGGCGAAGCGCAACTTTATCGCCGAGGAAATTAGGATCTTACGCGACTCGGCATTGCCCCAAACGGATATTATCCGTCAGAGAGAAGAGGACAAGGCCAAAATCGAAGCCGACATTGCCGAACAACGTATTGTCGCGCAGCAAAAACTGGAGGAAATACAACAGGCCACCCTACAAACGGGATTCAATACCGCGAGCGACGTATTCAAAGGGTTTGAGGAGTTGTTAAGCCGCGACGAGGCTTCGAAAAAGAAGCACGCCGAAACCATTAAGACCCTCCAAAAAGGGCAAATTCAGTTGAACCTTATTGCCGAATTATCTGGCATTTTTGCCAATGCCCAAGAATCGCCGGTGGCTAAATTATTAGGCCCAGTGGCCGGTAATATTCTTGCCGGTGTGCAGGCCGGTATTGCCACTGCGCGGGCGTTTGTGGCGATGAATAAGGTAGATGCCCAAAAATTTGAGCGTGGCCGGTTAGTTGATTTTTGGGGCCGCAGTGCGAAAATGGGCTTTTTTGGTGGCAGGCCGCACAGCCAAGGAGGGACCAAACTCTACGGTGACGATGGCACTGTAATCGAAGTAGAACGCGGCGAATTATTCGCCGTGGTGAATAAGAAAAACGCGCCGTTGATCAACAAACTGAGCGGCCTTAATTCTCTGAATGGCAACGGCGAGCCGTACATGGAGCGGGGCGGCTTGATGGGCTTCAATACTACGCCAAACGCAGCCACCAGTGCCGCCGCTGCAACGGATAAGGCATACAGTGCCTTGGTACAAGAGTTCGCTCAGTTCCGGAGCGAAGTTAGTACCTGGGCCACTAATTTGCGGGTGGTGCAAGTGTACTCCGACCTCGAAACTACGGCCAAAACTGTGAATAATATAGCCTCCGAGGCTGCATTATAGTTCTTGTCCTATGCTCACCACCCCGCAGCCATCACTTTTGTGGCATGGTGTATAAAGGGGACATATCTATACAACAGGTTCTTGCCGAGATTCGAGAGAATACCGGCAAGACTTTTTTTTTGCAGTTTGTACGCACAACTGGGAAAAACATCGGTTCAATTAAGACCGTGGCTAAATGCCTATATGGCAAAGCCAAAGGGCCGGGACAAGCGGCATCTAATAACGACCGCGCCGAGCGTAAACGTAGCCTCCACATAGAACGTGGGACTCTTCCCTGTTCTGATTACGATACTGGAAATTATCTATCACCACTCATTGGCTGTATTATCAGTTTCAATGGGTATAAAGTCATTCACTAATGGAAAAACTGGACGAAAATATTTGGGTGGTCAAAACCGCTGAAGGTGGGGTTGTAATTAACATGAAGTCTTCATCAAAAATCAGCGGAGAAGAGGGTAAAATCGTATCGGTGTCGAAAGCCGCCGAAGGTTCCAAAGGACCAATCAAAATAAAGTATTGGGGTGCCAACAACCTGTTACCTCAAGAGCGCGAAAAATTGGCTGCGGCCAACAACATTATTCCCGAGATGATCGGGACTAAACGCGACATTTTGGTCGCTAAGGGCTTATTTACTTATCGAGAAGAAATTGCCGCTGGAGAAGTAAAAATAGTACCTGTGCCTATGCCCGCCGAAATGGAGGCGTTTTTCAAAAAGGTTAACATTCGCAAGTACTTACGTGCGCAGGCCAAAAATCTGATAATGCACGCCAACACTTTTACCGAAATCGTGGGGAAGTTGGGCGGGCCGGTAACCAGTATTAAGGCTATCGAATGCCGCCATGCGCGGCTCGAGGAGCAAAATGAGGAGGGCGAAATCGAAAACTTTTATTTGAGCACCAAATGGGACGACCTTAAGCATAAGGACGCGAAAATTTATAAAGTCCCAAAGTACGATCCAAATAAAAAGCAAACGAAGGGTATCTATCACACTGGCGACGATTTGTTCCACAACGACTATTACTACTCGCCAAGGTGGTGGGGCGGCAAGGACTGGATTATGCTCTCTAACCGAGTTCCGATTTTTCACAATCGGAATTTGGACAATGGATACCTCATCCGGTGGCAAATCGAAATTCCGAAGGATTATTTCCGGGATAATACCACGGCGGAGCAATCGCCGGATGGGATCAAAAAAGCGAAGGAAGCGGAAACCGAGGCTCGGAAAAAATTTATCAGGAAATTGAATTCCTTCCTGCTCGCGGAAGACGGTGCTGGCCGCGCCGTGATCACTACGTACGAAATTAACCGGCAGTTGGGAAAGGAATTTCCGGGTATCAAGATAACGCCGTTTTCGGTGGATATTAAAGACGAGGCGTTGTTAAAATTGTTCGACAAATCGAACGATGCAAATATCAGCAGCCAAGGTTTGCCACCGGCTTTGGCCAACATACAAAAGCCGGGCCGTGACGCGGCCAGTGGCACCGAAACCCGTTACAGTTATTTAATGCACGTAGCCACCAAAACTGCTACGCCACGCGAAATTTTGCTCGAAGTGCTTTATATGGTCGCTGAGCGAAATGGATGGCCAGCCGACATAAAAATTGGTTTTCGTGAAATTGAATTAGCCCCGTTGGCTAATGAGCCAAGTGGCCAAAAAGAGGTATCAACCGCCGTAGAATGACGCAGGAGACTTACAAGGCTCTACTTTTCCGGGTAGAGGAAAGTAACCCGAATAACCCGATCCTTCCGCAATTGCGGAAAGGGTTAACGGCTATGAATCAAATTCGGATTATTTCCGAGGTGGAAAAATTGTCGGAAAATCCGGAAAACGAGCCGGAAAATGATGCGGAATTCGAAGAGGATGCGGAATTGTCGGAAATTCCGGCAAATTCCGATGACCCGTTGTTAAAGAGACTCTATATCCAAAAGAGCAACTTATTTGTAACTCGTGCCAAGTATTCTAACATGCTGCACGAGTGCGTTACCGATAGCGAACGGGCGAGGGTGGTCAAATCCATCCTTGCTGCGCAGTCGGATATCGAGGCGCATTTTGGTCGCATTCGAACTTATGTCAAAACGGGCCGTTTGCCCGAAGAGGACGAGCAATTCCCGATTCCGGCGGACTCGGTGAAACTCGTTTTGAAACTTAATTCAGTTCGGGCAAACCTTAGCCTCACCCAGGCGAAAATTAGGGAGTTGTACCAAACCGAACCGAAAACGGTGGAAATCAAACAGGAACTTGAAAAAAGGGACTTGAAAGAACGCCACCTTAACTTGTACAAAAAAATCCTCGAGGATGAAATCAAACGACGCAAAGTTACAGACGTACACGAAGGATGATTTTGAAAACGCTGACCGGTTGACGCGGCTGCGCATGTACCTCGTCGAGGCCGGAAAATACGAATTGACCGACCGCGACTGGAAGCATTTGGAGCGGGTGAAACAGGCGTTTTACCTGTCGGTTGATGAGGTGAGCCGGGGCGCGGTGGTGAGTAAAATCCGGGCTATGGAGCCGGAAATAAGTGTCTCGTTTGCGAACCAACTCTACGACGAGGCTCAGGAGTTATTTGGTTCGTTTACTCGTGTCAATCGGCTTTTGACGAAAGGCAAAATTGTCGAAAAACTTTCTATTCTGGCCGATAAGGCCGCCTCTAAAATTGAGGTCGAAATAGAAACCGATCAGGGCAAAGAAACCGTCGTCGATACAAAGATGATTGAGTTGACTCGTAAACTTTTGATGGATATTGCAACGCTGGAAGGCTACGACAAGCCAGAGCCGCCTTTTGATCATAATTTGCTTATCATTCCGCCACTTTTAATCGATTCTCATCCCGAAACTTTTTACAATTCACGTAACCATAATGCAGGAGAACATTAAGCGCGTTTATTTCAATCAACGGCAAATTCAGTTCGCGATGGCTCCCCAAAAAACAAAAGTTTGGGTAGGTGGCCGGGGATCGGGCAAAAGTGCCGGGATTGCGCTTATCCTGCGCCGTGGTATCGAGGAATTACCACGGGGCAAGTGCATGTTTGCTTCCAGCACATTGGAGCAAATTATGAACTCTACTTTGCCGCCCGTTTTGGCAAAATTAGAAGAATTGGGGTTTCGTGAAAACATCCACTACGTAATAGGGAAACCGCCGCTATCATGGTGGAACCAAACTATATGCCACCCTTACTCGCCGCCAAAAGAGTACGAAAACACCATGACGTTTTTCAACGGCTTCACGGTGGTCTTCATCTCTACGGCCAAACCGAAGGGTAAACGTGGTGGTAGCTATGATATGGCCATCGTCGATGAGGCCGCTTTCGTGAAGGCTGTTACTTTCAAAAAGGTCATAGTGCCGATGGTCCGTGATAACTTATACCGGTTTGATTCGACCATGCACCACTCAATTTTTCTCCTCACATCGCAGCCGACGGACGCAGATGGTAAATACGTTTTGGCCTTTGAAAAAGAGCATGAAGCCTCTCCGGAGGACGTGCTATTTCTCTGGACCTCGGCGCGAGATAATGAAGTGGTGCTGGGTGAGCAATGGTTCAAAACCATGCGCCAAAACATGGGCTACAGCGACTACCTTTTGGAGGTCGAAAATGAGCGGCAGCGTAAGTTGCCCAAGTCATTCTACCACACCTTCGATCGGGAAAAACAGTTTGGGCAAAAAGCCGCTGTTAACCCGGATGAGTTAATCGAAGTCTCCTGGGACTTTGGCGGCTCATTTAATTGTGCTACCCTATGGCAGGAACGCGATGGTATAGAGCGTTGCCTTGGTCGGTACTATACCAAGGACCAACAGGGCAAAGTAAATGGTGTAGTAGATGCCATTACTCAGGCCCTGAAAGAGCACAGGTTCAAATACGTACGGCTATGGGGTGAGCCACGAGGTAAGGACAGTAACCCATACTCCGATGATGACCTCTATACGATTATAGGTAAGCGCTTCAACGCCGCAGGATGGGAGTATGAGGACAAAGTACCCCAAGGCCAACAGGCAAAGAAGCATAAGGAGCGCCACTTTTTCTTCGAAGCCGTGTTTATGGAGGGCAACCCACTACTGCCCAAGGTTCGATTTAATGCGGACTGTGAGGACGTAGTTATAGCGATCGAGAACACGGCTATTAAAAACGACTTCCAAAAGGACAAATCAAAGGAGGATGACCCAACGTTCCCACAAGAACACGCCACTCACTTCACGGATACCCTTGATAACTACCTGGTATCGAAACACTATTGGAGGTACGCGATGGACGACGCCAACGACGCGCCGGGCGGATACGACTTCATATAAGTCCTTTTTTGCCCCAAAATAATTAAAAAAAATCTAATCCGCGCCCGCGCAATGGATAGGAACAGTTTATTTTCCCCTGCTCGTGACGTGTTCTAATAACCTATTTTAAAAAGAGTTACGCATGCAATTACTTTTCATGCCTTCAAGCGGCACAGCCGGTAAAGAGAAGGTTTTCGACACAAATTTTCAAAACCATTACCCGTCCGTAAATGGTAATATGCTTTGGAAAGAGGTCGCGCCATACGTTCGGCAGGCGACACAAAAATTTATTCTCCCATTTTTGGGGCAACCTCTGTATGATGCCCTTGCGGTTAATTACTTAGATGATACACTTTCTGATGAACAGAAAGAATTAGTCGAATTACTTCAAGATGCTATTGCGAATTTTACGGTAGCAATGGCGTTACCTCGGAAAAAAACCATCGTCGCTTCAATGGGTGCGGTGGAAAACACTGCAACGGATAACAGTACATCCACCTCGCTCTGGGGCTACAAGTCAACGTTGTTTACCGCGTATCAAGATGCTGGTAGTTTTTTGGATTCTGCAATCGAAAAATTAGAGTTTTATTCCAGAGGTAACAACATTTTCTGGGATGTTTGGAAAGATTCACCGGCTTATAACTCCGGTGCCACGGACTTTTTCCGAACTACTTCGGAGTTCATGGAGTACCACCCAATCAACCGGAGCCACCGCACATTTTTGGCCATGCGGCCTATAATTAATGAGCAAAGCGGCGCAATTCGTGCGGTATTATGCGACGCGCTGTACAACGATTTGGTCGCAAAAAAATACGATGCGAATCTTTCAGACGCGTACAAAAAGTTACTCGACCATGTGCGCAGAGTAGTCGCAAAACAAACGGTGGCCAACGCCGTGGATTCTATTCCCGTACTGCCGGAGACTGACGGCTTCCGGATAATTACCGCCGTCGATTCCGTAGATACGCGCAACCAAGCCCAAGACACGATCAAAAACGCAATACTCAGCATAAAAGAACACGCTGAAAACACCGGAAAAACCGCATTGGCGGACCTCATTGCACTGCTATACAACAACGCCAATGATTATCCGCTTTGGCGGGACAGCCCTTGTAACAAGTCACTCGCCTCGGAAAACGTTACTTCCGTCGGAGATGGCGCGGTATTCTTATAGTTGGTTTGATTTTTGCTGTAAAGGTGGACTTACTGGACTATTTTGGACTAAAACCGGACTAAATAACTATTTGATTATCAGTTTTTTATACGGTTTAGTCCAAAAGTCCAGCCAATTATCTAATTTTTCTTCCTTACAGTAATGAAATTCAAGACTCCTATCACGTATTACGGCGGCAAACATATGCAGTACAAATATTCATAACCGTTCTCTCAGTTATAGGTCGGTATCCCGAAACCCAATGCGATACTTGCCTTTCGTTTACTTCCAATTTGGCTGCCAATTCCCGCTGCTTAAGCCGGTAATAGCGTAAAAACTTCTTAAACCGATCAATCCTTTCGTAGTTGATTTGGTCCTCGTTGTTGCTGTTTTGTTGTGCATTTTCCATTGTGTAAATATCGTGTTTAAAAAAATATATTCTTTTGATAGAAAAAAATCTAACAAACTCTTGCACAGTTCTATCGGGTGTTATACATTTGTGACAAAATTACGCATTTGTTACAACACATAATAGTTTTATGAACGCAAAAGAAATATTACAATACCTCGAAGAGCGCAGACTGGTAACCGCCTGCGTCGAATGGTGCCGGAGCCAAGGCTTACAATACGCAGACTTTCATCGCAACGTACTGTACAGGTCCGCGAAAAGGGACGACAAGAAAGAGCCCTACACAACGAGGCAAAGATTCCTGCTGAATATAGCGCAAAAATTTGTGGAAATAAAAAAAGAAAGTGAAGCCCAAGCGGCATAATATGGTTTTTTGCTGTAATCGTAGGCCAAAGATACAGCAGCATTACCATCCCGCCAAACAGCGGTTTCCGCTTCAAAACCACATGAAACGCTAATTCTTTGATTGCACCGCTTATTCTCTTTCCGGTGCCGTTTCCTCAAAACATTTTTTTCAGTGTCCTAATAAAGTGCCTTCACCTGTCGGCATTTTACAGGCTAATCCTTTATCTAATGGCAAATTATATTTCAAAAGAGGATCGTCTAAAAATTGACGATCTAACCGCCGATACCGCCGATGTCCAACGGCGTAAATCCGCAACAACAGCAAAAGTTAAAAACACCAAAAATGTGTACGACTGCCCGCAATGCGGCGCAGCCGATGGGCTGGAAATCGTCACCAGCGGCTCAAAGAAGGGTGTTTTTAAATGCTTTAAATGTGATCTCGGTGGCAAAGGTGGGGCCTCCCTTCTCCAAGTAATGCACAGCATGGACTTTAAATCAGCCTACAAATGGCTTGCCGATGAGTACAAATACAATATAGAATCTGAGGTTAATCAACCGCGCAGCATTGCCGCCGCCAACAAAGCAATTGCGGCCAAAAGGGTAACTTTCCGTGACCTGCAATTAAAGCAATCCGGTATTCCAAACGATGCACAAAAATGTCAGGTGCCACACGGCCACGGCCAAATGGTAGAAATTAACCGATACCAGGCAGGCACCATGACCGACACCGGCGAGTTCACTGCTGAGGGTGACGATATGATCTTGAACTACGTGGGCCTCGACTGCAAGCCCATTATTTTCACCCCGAAAAAAGGCAAAGCAAAACCACTCATCCGGGTACGCTACAAACACCCGGATTTGCACCTCGACAAAGATGGTAAACCGGTGAAGTACCGCAGTCCCTACGACTCAGGTAGCAACTTATGGATACCTCAGCACATTATAAAGTCTTACCTGACGGCCACGAAAATTAAAACGCTCTACGTCGTGGAGGGTGAAAAGAAAGCCGACAAAATGTGCCTCCACGGCATGGACACCGTGGGGATAATGGGAATTCACAACTTGGCGTTCAACACCGAAATGCCGCGCACCTTTGAGTTGATCATCACTAAATGCGAGGTGGAAGAGGTAGTATTTTGCCTCGACTCCGACTGGCAGGACATTAGCGCCGTGGCTGGCCGGAGCGTCGACCAACGCCCGCGAACCTTCCTGCGGGCTGTTCAAAAATTCAGAGAGTATTTCTACGGTTACCGCAACAGCGGTATCGACCTGCGCATTTTTCTGCTGGCCGGGAAAAATACGCAGTACAAGGGGTTGGACGACTTACTTAGCCAGTTAGAAACCGAGGAGAAGGAAACAATCGGCAAACCCGGTGAACTTGCCGCAGATATTGTAAAGGCCGTGGCCGATGGACAAGGCCAAGGCCAGCACGTAGAGGTAACCAATATTCACCCACTGCGCGTATCGGAATACCAACTTTCGGAGAAATGGAGCCTCCACGACCCGGCGGCTTTTTTCAAAAAGCACTTCGACCAACTCAAAGAGTTGGGAGAGTTTAAATTTGGTAAAATCACCTACTTCTACAACACCGAGGCTTCCGAAATCCAAATGGCACAGCAGATCCTGCCGGCCGAAAAGTTTTGGGACGTCGATGAATACATGGGGCGCGGTGGGCGCTGGGTGAAGCAAGTAAATTTTAACTACGACCGCATCCGGAAGTTTTTATTCAACCGAGGCATTGGCCTGTACGAATACGCGCCGGGACAATACCGTACTGTTCGCCGCGAAAACCACCTGATCGGCGATCGAACCGCGCAATGGATACAGCGCTTCGTGGTCGAGTTCGCCGAGAACTCGGTCCAGCAGGAGGACAGAAGCGACGTAGTACAAATGCTACTTAGAGGAAACACACAATTTTTAGGGCCGAACAACCTGAATTATATGTTCGAGCACAGACCAGAATTTATTCAGCCATCGCCGGACCAACAGATCATGGTGTTCTCAAATTGCTTTTGGATTATAACCGCCGACAAAATCGAGCAGCGGCCGCTTACCGAATTATCGGGCACCGTGTGGGAAAACCAGGTGATCGACTTCAAACCCAACTACCTGGGGCATCCGCTGGTCGAAATCTCGAAAAATGAGAAGGGTTGGAACATAAAAGAATCACCGGAATGCAACGGTGAAAACGCCTGCGAACTGTACGACTACATACGCTGTACATCCCTTTTCCCCTGGGACAAACAGTATGAACTGCTGCGAGATACCGACGGGGCATTGAAATACTTTGTAAAAGAAAAGCCCGAAGCCCTCACTGCCGAGGAACTGGCCACGTTCAAAATGCACATCGTGACCAAACTGATAGGCTGGGGTTATAAACTCCGGCATTACCGGGACCCATCTAACAAACGCGCCGTCGTTTGTATGGACGGACTCGACTCGGCAGTGGGTAAGTCGCAAGGAGGCTCAGGTAAATCTATCTACGCAATGGCCACGATGCACTGCCAACCGGGCTTTATTGTGGATGGTAAAACGGCGGACCTGAAAAACGATAAGTTTTTGTACCACGGAGTAGACGAAAGAACAGCGGAAATAATCTTCGACGATATCCGCGTAAACTTTGACTTTGAACTATTATTTAGCCAGATCACCAACGCCATCCGGGTAAAGCCGTTCCAAGGGGCACCCATTACGATACCGCCGCCGGTGTTCACCATCACCACCAATCACTCCATTAACGGTGAGGGGAACATGTTCAAACGCCGCCAATACTTCCTCGGATTCAGTAATTTTTTCAACGAATACCGCACACCCGCCCACTACTTTGGGCACCAACTATTTACGGATTGGTCGTGGCAGCAATGGAATTTGTACTACAACTTAATGGCCACCTGTATTCAGGTGTACATGCAGTACAGCGACCTGGGCCGCTACGCCGTGGAAAGCGCCGACATCGAGCGGCGAAAAATGCGACAATCTATCGGAGAGGACTTTATCGATTTCGCCGACACTTACTTCGTACCTGGCTATATGCTCAACCGATTAGTAGCCAAGGAGCGAATACTCGAAGACTACCTGAGCCAGTATCCGAGCGATCGGAAATGGTTCGACGCCAGTAAGGCAAAAAAGAAGTGCGAATTATGGGCCAAATACGCCGGGTTCGACTATAACCCAAGCGCCGGTCCAGATGGCCGGATCAAATCCAGCGGCACCGAATTCATCTGCGTCGCAGACAAAAACTTCGACCTCAATACCTGCGGGGAGAAAGTATTCAAAAACACGGTAGTGGAACCATTGACCGATGTGTTTTAGACCGGTTTTGGCCGGAAAACACATATAATATCTTTATACTCTCTTATTATATTTGTAAACACCCCTGTATAAAAAAAGAAAAAAGAACTGGACTTTTGGACTTTCCTTTATAACTCGCTGATAATCAGTATTTTATCAAGTCCAAAGTTAGTCCAGTTTAGTCCAAAAGTCCAAAAGTCCAAATCTGAAAGCAAAAAGTCCAGTTTAGTCCAGCCTTTTGGACTGCTACTGGACTAAATAAAATATTCATTATCAATCACTTACCCCCGCTTAGTCCAAAAGTCCAGCCGTTTAGGTTTTTTTTGGTGTAGGGGGGTGCAATTAAGACACGACAACATGTACTATCTAATCCCGCGCAAATGCGCCACTTTTTCCAAATTAGAGGGTATTAAGGCCCGAATTAAAGACGCTTTCCTTGAGGCATGGTCCGAAGCCGCAGTAAAGGGGGGTGTGAAAGCCGTACCGCCGCTCGGCGTGTACGCAGGTGGTATCGATAGCATTGGCTTTCGCTTTCCCTCACCGGCACCTCCGGGATGGAAAGTGCTATCCACTTATGACGAAGATTGCGACTACTATGCCGCACCACCACCGAGCATCGCAAAAATATACGACGAAAAATTGCCTGTCGTCCACGACGACGAAGTGAACGAAGCCGTGGGGTTTCGTGGCCACTTCAACGGCGGGCGGCTGTACCTGAAAGTTAAAGTGGAGTTTGGCCAAAAGCACCACCTGCTGATCGTACCAGACGGGGCCAAGTATAACCCGCCCAAGGGTGTTAAAATAATCAACACGCGCCAATACAACTACTATCGCGCACAACAGAAAATCGACAATGCAAGAGAAGGCAGCGATTGATTTTATTAAGAACACAAAGCACAACCCGGACAAATTCATTTACCGGCCCCGTGGGTTTGTGGATTGGAAGTTTTCCGAACTGTGCGAATACAAGGGTTACCACGCCGCAGTGGACTACGTTGCCAGTATGCACCGGTGGTACGATTATCCAACAAAATATGCAGGTCAATGCCTGCTCGACATTTCACACAAAAATTTCATCCAACATGTACAAGATCTTAATTTACTCGAAAATTCAGGAAGCCTTTGAGGTCTCCACCACTGCCTCGAAAAAAATTAAAAAAATGGTGGCCGAGGCTCCAGTAAAAGACAAAGCGATATACGTTTTTGTCTCCCAAAAAATAAGAAAAGAGTTCGTTTCGGTGCTGGTTAACGATAAGTTTTTCCTGCCCACCGAAAACGTAACCACTCTCGATGGAATGAAACGGGATGACGTGATCCCGTACTATCGCTGGATGATCATCATGGACGGCAAGAACACCACGGAGCCGCAGAGATTTGCCGACATGGTGAAAAACAAATGGTCCATCAACGCACTGCAATACATAATCAACAAAGCGTGGGAGGGGCTGATGTGATGAAACGAATTGCATTTGCTTATTACGGCGGAAAATTTGGATTGTGCAACGACATTATAGACTTGATGCCCGAACATGATCATTATATCGAAGCATTTGCCGGCAGTTATGTCGTGGGCCTTAACAAGCCCATGTCGCCCATCGAAACGCTAAACGATAAAAACGGGGACATTACAAACTTTTTTGAAGTACTAAGAACTCAGCCGGAAAAATTGATACACCTACTCGAACTTACGCCATACGCTCGAAGCGAATTTGAAAACGCATGGCAGGAAGACGTGTTTGAGCCGGTGGAAAAGGCCCGACGCTTCTACCTTCGAGTAAGCATGGACATCGCCAAGGCTGGGCAAAAACGCGACAAATCTTGGTCCAAAAACATTAAGTACAAACAAAGTGAGTTCTCTTACGCGCCATTCAATTTTTACAACAAAATTGAAGGTTTGAAAGAAGTGGCCAATAGAATCCGGAACATACAGGTTGAAAATGGCTGCGCTTTTAAAATCATTGAAAAATACGACAGCAGATCCAGCCTATTTTATCTTGATCCGCCTTACATGCCCAAAACTCGTACAAGTAAAAACGATTACTTGAACGAGATGGGAATCGACGGCCACTCACAACTGGCTAATATTCTGAACAAAATTAAAGGCCGCGCAATCGTGTCCGGTTACGATTCGCCGGAATACAGGCACTGGTATCGAAATTGGTGGCAGACATCGTTCCCGCCCAAAATGGTGGCCATGTCGAAAGGTAAAGGCCGGATTACGCAGGAAATGATCTGGACCAACTTTGACCCTGCAATCGAAATTAAAAAACAACTCTGTCTTTTCTCATGAACATCGAAATAACAAATCAGCACCGCGCAGTCGACCACGAATTGATTGACTGGCGCATATACGAAAAGCGAAGGCTCCAGCGCCGCCGCCGAGTGGCCAAGCGGCTCACTAAAACGAACCCCATTTTTGTAGTCGAGGAAATGAAAAAAGAGTTCCCAGACTACGACTGGGAGAAGTACACCGAGGATATAACGCGAAAAACCCGCAAATACAAATCTATCCGGCACCCGAAGCAATGGGCTTTCGACTGGAAATTAATATACCAGGAGATACCAGAGTTTTTTCAAAAGTGTGTCGAACGAACTAAAACCCGCGCAGTTGTGCGGATGAGATTCAAAAGCGGAGATACATATCGGGTAGTCATTAACGCCAAATACACAGAGGGGAGAGATAGCCCTTGGGGCGGAGCCGATGTGCGGTTGTTAACCACCACCTTGATAGAGTTATGGCGCGGCCCAGTGAAAAAATTTATTACTCACCCAGCGGTAGATGTGTACCCTGAAAAATAAACCACGGGCGGTCTTAGTGGCCGCCCACATCTTTCACACTTTTAAAAAAAAGCAACAATGACATTAGGATTTAAAAAACAACACCAAGGCGAACCCACATACTTCGCCGAAAAAATCTGGGAAGCAATCGACACCTTTTTCCCAGAAAACCCCGATTGGAAAGAACGTTATTGGGCCGGTGTCCACTTCGGATATTTGAAAGCCAAAACACACATACCTATTCCCGCTGAAAAGTTTTACCCTAAAATCCACACGATACGCGAAGACCTAAACAACCGGTGGAAGCCTGGCAGCATTATTCACCCCGTGATTAATAACCGCACACCAGATCGTTACCAGTTTGCACCACAATTCCCGTGCGTATCGTTCCAAGAAATTGAAATACAGAGAAGACAATACGACCGTGTATGGATTGACGGATGCGAATTAGATGACGAACAACAATATCAGTTAGCCCTCAACGACGGGTTTAACAGTAAGGAAGATTTTTTCAAATACTTTAAGTGGAGTTTTAAGGGTAAAATAATTCATTTTACTAACTTTAAGTACTTCGGTAGTGAAATTTCCTATGATCACATCAAAAATGCATGTCGTAATCGTATAGGCTTTCAATGGGGCAGTTTATACGTTTTATCCGACGAAGATGATTCTTTTGCTGTAACATCATCTGTATCCTATGACCGAGCGGTTGTAGGATACGGCGGCACTTTGAAAATTAACGAAGCACATAGACTTGACGTAATATGACCGACACACTGCTAAACGATCCAGACATTGCGTTAATACAGCAACTTACTGCCACCGGCTTAACAACGCTCGAAGCGATGAGCCTTATTGATCGGTGGAGGTGTGAAGGGCAAATGCCCGAAGATTTGAAAAAATTAGAACTTGGAATACAATACATCCCACCCGGAATGAACCGCCGAGAGCGCAGGCGGTTCCTAAGAAAAAGCCGCTCCAGTAAACGATAACAGGTATTCATGCCCGCTTTGTAAATTCACGTAAATTTACAAAGCGGGCATTTTTGTGTAACTGCATTATTTTCCGACTGTTAAATATTATAACCAAATTAATTTGTTTTTCGACAAAAAAATATTGATTAAAATATTGACAGTAATTAGAAAACGCTTACCTTTGCAGTACATTAATTGAATCACACACAAAAAAACAACAACAACAACATGGAATTCACATTCACAGTAAACATTAAAGAAACAAAAGGCGCGGTAAACACAGCAAGCGTCATTGCAGAAAAACTTAACGCTGCAACTGTAGTATTCGGGCAGTTGAAAAAACAACAAATGCCCGGAATTTGGGTGGACTTCAACGACGATAAGGGCCAAATATTTGTAGCGTGCTTGAAGTCGGCTGCTACTTGGGATTTTAGCGGTGGGTGCCAAGAATACGGGAACTGGTATACCGCGTATCCTGCCCGCCCATATAATGGGAACGAAATGTTTGACGTCATTTTTGAGTATGCAACCGATGCTGCGAAAGAAATGATTCAATCATGGATCGAACAATTATGCGACGAATATGAAAACCGGTTGACCTCCGATAAAATCATTGAATTTCAGACTAAATTCCAAGAACAAAATGGCTAAGCAAAAAACACAGTTAGTACCAGACGAAGAGAAATACGTTGGGTTTGATTACCAAGGAGAACGATGTTGCGAAGTCTGGAACGATGAAAAAAATAAAAAACTATACGTTAGAGGTTATCGTGAAAAAGCGGAAACTTGGGCCGGCCTTGATGGTCAACCCAAAGAAGAGCCGCCGCTTTTCCACATCATATTCACTGACGAAGAATAATTATTAATTCAAACGCCAGCCGTTACCCATACGGCTGGCCAACTTTAACCGAACATGTTTATTGTCATTAAAGTGCACCATATTGCGCTGCCAGAATATCAATACTTCGCGTCAAAAGAAGATTTTGAAACTGAAGTAAAACTTACCACACCGGCTAAAATTGAAGGCTTCGACGAAGCGTGGGAATATTATACCCACGATTTACACGCTGCGGTATCTATCGAAAAGAAAAAAGATCTCGAAGAGGCGCTCCAGTATCCGCAAGGAAAGCACCGGTGGGCTGATATTCGGGCCTTAGCAAGGCAAATTAAACAAGAATACGCGTCTGAGTTCAGACGTTCACCTGGACGCAAATCGATCCCAGATGAACAAAAAAATAAAAAAGTAATGGTGACGCTGCCGCCAGCAATCGCCGAATACCTCCGGCAAAAAGATAATTCATCCGCGTACGTCGCGGAATTGATCACCGAAAAAATGAAACATGAATCTAACTAAAAAACTTGATCGCTCGCAATGCATGGACTACATTCAGCGGAATGAGGCCACGGTAAAAATGTTATACATCACCAAAAATTTAACCGCTAAAGTAGTCGCCGAAAAATTAAACATACACCACGGGCCAGTCTGGGCTAAAGCCTTACTCGACCACTTTGGCGCCAAAGGAATGGGCAAAGGAGGAGCCAGGCAGGGCAGCGGCAATAAACGGGGCATTAAGTTTTGCCCTACCTGCAACAAAAAACTTACACCCGGACACGAGTGCGAACTTGAGACGGGCAATAAATAACCAAAAACTTTTAAAAAAAAATGGCATACTTTTTAAGATTAGACGAACTTTCATCTGATACCATAGAGGCCAACGGCATATCAGGTCTCCCAGGTGATTTATTGATCGTGGTTTCGTACACACAACATGGTGACATCGATTTCGACGGATTACATACTTGGTCTATTGCCGATGAAAACAAAGCCGAAGAGGTGCTAAAAAACCGGCGGCAAGAAACAATTTCCGGTATTCCATTTACACGCCTCGAAATCATTACCTCCGAAATGGGTATTGAGGCCATAAACAAGATTCCCCCCAATGCCGTGGACTGGATGCCCTGCTACAGTGGGATTGTAGCGTACTTTAACGAAAACTAAACCCAACAAAAAAGGCCCCGCAATTACTGCGGGGCCTTGACAAAATGTAATTCACAGTCCGCTTGTCAAAGCGGGTTATCTTGGTTACATCACGGCTTTCATATTGCGCATGATTTCAATCGCGATGTCTTTGTTTTTGTCTTTAATCAACGTTTTGATCCGGAAAAGATCAGCAATCCACCAAATCCACATACCTCCAAAAGTCAACCAAAACAAAATACAAGTACCCCATTTGCCCAGGTAAATATAATGCAGCCAAAAAACGGTAAGAATAAGCACCAACGTAGGGTTTTTACCTTTGCGATTGAACTCTTGCACGAATTGATCTTGTTGAAGTGGTGGCATTTTGGCTAATTCCGCCAATACAAACGGCGGTATTTGCTCTTTCATGCTGTCTGAAATCAATAATTGTTTTTCCATGTTTTTTCTATTGTTATTAAAGATAGCGCAAAGGTAATGTTTTTTCAAAAAAACTAACAAATAAATTTGCGCATTTGTGACAAATGTATTTACCTTTGTACCGTCCAATAGTATTAATATCAAGCAGGTTATCAGTAGTACGTTTTCCCCCCTCCTGATTTTCTGTTTTTGTAAGATAAGGCCTGCCCTTGTCGCTCACGGGTACACCCGTGGCATAGCATCTGCTTGATGATACTGTTGGACGGCGATAAGTGGCAGGTCGTTTTTTTTAGACTGCCTACATTTTAACCGTTCAATTAGTATAACATGAATTCACAAGAAAATTACAAACCTACGAGTACCAATAACTCTGTAAACTTTGTACTCAGTCACCTTCTTTATTCCGACAAAACATTTCTGCAACAGAGGAATGAACTACGCACCACGCTGGACGCGTTGAAGTTGGTTTTGCTCAAGTTTGAGCAACAGAATGAGCAATTTGGTATTCAGCACGACGGCCTGCCCAATTCCTCGGAATACCTTACAGCCACCGATCTGTGCGAAATGGCCCTGCGTATCGAGAGCGATCAGTTTGCGCACTTAGAAAATTTAGCCTCCAACGAAATCAGCGTTTACGATTTCAACACCAATGCAATTTTTGCAGGCTCTTCCAACATAATGGAAAAAGCGGTAAGGGTTTCAATCGCTAATGCAATTATTAGCGGAAAAATCGCGGCGTCCTGTTTCAACAACGAGGCCACTTTGGCTGCGACACTGAGAGATTATCTCCGCGCAGTATCCACATTTTAGTTGCCGGAAAAAAAAAGAGGATGTACCGCTATGGTACATCCTCCTTAATTTCCACCGCCGTTATAATGGAATACTTTCCGGGCGCGTATTTGTCAAACAGTCGCTGCGCTCGCCGGAAACCAAGGTTATCAGTAGATTTTCCCAGCATCGCGTAATGCGCCTGCTTTACTTCGTTCGGAATTCTGCCGGACTGGTGTCCGTCCGGCTTAAGATTCCGCTCCAATTCCGCGTAGAACCTCATCCACGCGTCTTCAAAACTTAGTATTTTCTTATCCATCGCACAAAATTACAAAAAACTTTGTAAAAGGTAAAAAAACATTTGCGCTTTACAAAAAACCTTGTAACTTTGCACCAACAAAGAATAACAACGACAATAACAACAACATGGGAATGCAAGAATTATACACCCCCATAACGGTGGCTGAACTGGCCGATAAACTGGGCCACTCCGGCACCGATGCATTAAGAAAACGCTGGAAACTCGTGTTGCCCAACGAAGAGTTTTCGAGCAAAAAAACGCTTAGCCAGGTCGAGTACTTGGCACTCACCAGCAAAAGCAAAACACATGGTACATCGGCGGGTGCCGAGCGGAAACCGAACAACCCGGTTCCCCCTTCCGTTCCGGCCCCGCCACTACCGCCCGCCGGAATTACTCCGCCTCCGCCCGTTCCGGCAAATCCGCCAATCGTTCCGGCAAACAGCGGAAACAATCCGCTTCCGGCTCCGGCTCCAATTCCGGCCCCAGTTCCGGCAAAAACCGGAACGGAATCCGCTTCGGTTCCGGCACCTTGGATTGTCCGCAACGCTTCCGTCGTTGCAATGTCCGCCTCCGTCCTCCTCCTTGTCACCGCCTCCGTCATTGCCGTGGGTGAAGTGATCCGCGAATCCAGCCCCGTTGGTTGGTTCGCCTACGTGGTCGGGTTGGTCATTTGTGCCGCGCCGCTCATTATCCTCACCGCCGGTGAACGGCTGGACCAACACCTCGCTTACGCAACAATGGCCATGACCCTGCTCATCGAAATATTCTGCAACGCCGTGGCTATCAATCGCCACACCACGCACGAATTCGTAAGCCAGGTACACCATACCACGGCCATGAGCGATATCACGCTCGCGTGGGGCCTTGGTATCGGGTTGCCGGTATTGGCACTCCTTTTAGAAATTTCACTCCTTAACATCGTTAAAAAGTAATGGAGAAGTCGGTTATCGCTGCCCTTAAGAACTGGTTTTGGCCAACATACCAGCCCAAACAGGTAGAATACTTCCTGCGCGAGTACAACGACAAGCCTGTTGTACTCGAATTGGATACAACGCCCGACCGCCACACGCAATTTGTGGGCTACAATCCTGCCGGGAATATGGTCAAAGCGGCCCCGCTGCCGTTCGTGGATAGCACTTCTACGGACTTTGCGACCATCAGGGCCTTTGCAAAAGGCAAGGCCGTAGAAGCCAACGTGGAGCGAAATTTAACGGCGAACGATTTGGCCGAACTGGCCAAACGCAAACCGACGGTACCACAGGCCACCGCCGCCAAGTTGAAAGAAATCTTCTCGGAGAAAGGCGGAGCGACCACCGCCGAGGAATTGGCAACCATCTCCGGGTACAGCAAATCTTACGCCGCCGCTGCTTTGGCCGCGTTTCGAGCCGCCCTACCCCGTGATTGAAGCCTCGCGTACGCGTAAAGGACACTAAAACACACTACTAACCGCAAAATTAGTGTGTGTTTTGATTGATAATCAACGCGTTACGCACTCCCCTAATTAGTGTCAAACACACTAATTTAGGCACTAATCGACACTAATTTTACACACTAAAACAACAACAACATGGAATTCTTGTACATCTGCATTGGAGGGCTTGGCCTTTTCCTTTGGTTCGGCAAACCGATTATAGAGTGGTGGGATGCTCGCGAATTGCGCGAGCAGGAAGTAGCCGAACTCGAAGCGGCCGAACTCCACACTCGCCCTGTTTTAATTCGATCTCGCTACATCGGCGATCCCGATGTGGAGGACGCTGCGTACCGGCTCCGCGAGAACATTCGTCGCGCTGGCAAGGGCTGCTTTATTTCATCGGAAGATGTTCACATCGCTATTTACCGCACCCGCTCCCGCGAGGGTGACGCTTTCATTGACTTCCAGGACTGGGTTGATTTGGTCGAGTATCAGCACCGAAAACTCGTAATGGCTTGGGAGGCGGACAAAGAAACGGAGATGAAGACCGACAAAGGCCGCGTTGGCCTTACCGACGCAGGTCAACGCATATTAAACGGCCAGAAGAAACCGAAGAAAAGAACATTTGTATTTGACTTTTCAAAAAAATAAAACATGACTACGCATTACGACACCGGACGCGCACACATAGACGAACTCCTTACTTCCGGCAACAAGCCGGAAGCCTTATCCGTAGCGATTCGTTTGTTTCCGCAACAACGGCGGATTTTGTCCGCCGCAATCGAACGGAACGACGAGGAATTATTCCGCGAAATCTGCGCCATTCCGTCCGGCTCCGCCTGGGTGGATGGCCAGTACCTGCCGGGAAAGTTTATCGGCTTTCAGGACACCGGAATTCCGGACGTGGAAGTGCTTAATTCCGCGCCCGTTCCGGCACCGGCAAATGCGCCCGCGCCATTGCCGCCGGTGATGTCCGCCGCCGACATGGCCCGTGGGTTTGTTCCGGCGTTCGTATTCGTGTTGTGCACAGGAACCTTGGTTATTGTTATTATATTCTTTGTAGTTGTTGCCGGCAGCATCCTTAGTGGCCTCGCTGCCGGCCTTGCAACTGCGATGCAATTAATCGGAGAAATACTCGGCTACCTCGTAGCCATTGCCGCCGTGGTTATTGCCGTGGTGTATTACATTCGTTATCACCTCAGCAGCAGCGCCGCCGCCGATGAATACGAAGAGTACACCACCGCGCCACGCACCGGCCAGCACCGCAGCCACGACGGGATTAATGTCGTGGTGAACATTCACTCACCACACAACAATCAAAAATCATGAAAAAGATTACTTCAGATGCCCCATTCAACCTTTTTGAAGAGAACGCGGCACTTAAAGAGTATTGCTCTTTCTACAAAGAAGACTTCCTCCAATACAAGGCGGAAAAAGTTCATCGAGGGCAGTATGTTTTCGGCAAGTCAAATTACTACAGTTTCCTAAAAAGGACAAATTTCAGGGAAAAAGTAAGATACATATATCCACACTGGTGGATGAATGCTTACGGATACAAAAACGTCGTAATCCAGAACCCAAACGTAGTGATACACGACAATGTAGTTATTTTATAAAACAACAATTACGATGCGAGAAAATGATAGTAATGCCGCACAAGGCTGCATGTATGGGATGCTTTTTTCGGGCATCATATACCTCGCAGTTTTACTCACCTATCTTTATTTTACCCGGTGTGTTTAACACCTAAATCTTTTTTATATGAAAAACGTATTCAAAATATTCAACTACAAAGAGCAAGATGTTCTTGCACAATTAATCTACAGTGAAGATAAGCACTATGGTGTAGAGTTTATCACCCGCGTCGGTGACGTAGGCAACACCATTAACCTAATAATGGAGTTTGCTACTTACGACGAGGCTTGTAAGTCATTTGACAATTTAACCCGGCAAACAGTCGCCAACCTTTTAGCGATAGCATTGGGCAATATGATCCCGCTCGAAACATTGCCCAAAATAATGATCGTGGCCGATGAACTTTTTGAGTTTAAATCGAAGGAAGATTGGATAGTAAACGCACAAATTAAGTATGCTCAGCACCGCATTAATAAACATGAAACCCTGCTGTGTTTCGACAACCAAGGCCACCTTATGGCCGCTGGAGCGGATTTTCAAGCCGCCGAGGATGCGGCTACTTACCCCTGTCGCGTGTACAGGTTGCGGCAATGCAGTAACGAATTCTTCTTTAACGATTTGACCCATGTTAGAAGTTTGTAAAAACAAGTTTTTGGAAATCATAGAAGGTTACTCCGCAGAAACTATTATGGCAAACGGCCGTGCCAAAGCAGGTTTCGTAGTACAAGGCAAAAAAGTAGTTTGTACCGGAGGCCAAAGTAGCGGGGAAAAAGGTTGGTATCTTGCAACAGTATGGGAATATCAACCTTTGCAGCAATATAAAGGCGATTTAGAGCCGCTCGAATACTCAAAACATAATGATGAAGTTACTGATGGCAAACGCGAACGGTGTTACAGAGGCATGAAAGTAAAATTAGACGGCCAATGGATTGTTTTTGTAGGTCAAGAGTTACGACTTACTCCAGTAGAACAAAGTGAGCAGTTGAGATTATTTTAAGAATTTACCCACAGAACTGTACCAATTTTTGATAGAAAAAATTCTATCAATCTCGCTCAACTTCCTTACATTTGTAGCGAGATAAAAAATTTTTTAAATGATGATGCAAGGTGGCGGTTGAAATTAATCGCCACCTTTTTCAACGCAAGTTTGTAGAATACTTTATATATGGCGGACTCCCAAGGACCGAAAATTTCTTGGGACAATGCGGGCGGTGGCAAAAGAGCCATCGCCTTTTTTATTGTCCTTTTGGCTGCTGGATCAACCCGCCACATTTGCGGCATGAACATTATACAACGCCACCTTACCAGCAATCAATTTTTCCGGCAGATTTACCCGAAGAAAAGTATAGTGCTGCATCACACTGTGAGCAGCAACGCCATGTCGCCTTTGCGCTGGTGGGCGCAACAAAAGGAGCGGATTGGCACCGCGTTCATCGTGGCCAAAGATGGAAACATTACCGAGGCATTCGATCCAAAGTTTTGGGCACATCACCTTGGAATTAAATCACCGGCAAACAGCGACCTTAACCGCCGTTCTATCGGCATTGAAATAGTGAACGAAGGCTATTTGTTTGACTCGCCCGCCGGGCCGCGTTGGCTGCATGCCAACGGGCCGTTGTACACCGGACCTACCACACAGGCCGAATGGCGCGGTGGTAAATTGTGGCCATTGTACACCCCTGACCAAATCGCAGCCACTGCCGAATTGGTCGGTTGGTTGTTGAAGCGTTTTAACCTTCCGGCCACCTTCGCGCCGCACTTGGAGTTCGACATGAAAATCCCGGACCAATACGTTGTGTACGCCCATCACAATGTTCGAATAGATAAAACGGACACCCATCCGGGTTTTCCGTACGAAGATTTCCAAAAAATGGTGCGCAACGAAGGCACCACCTCAGACCTCCTAAAGCAACTGTAACATGGCTACATTAACCCAAACGCCTCCGGAGTGGGCATTTGTGCAAGAATCCATATACGCGGTACTGAGCACCGATAAACAGGACACTGCCCGCGCCACAATCGACTTTGTAATTTCCGGCGCTCCTGCCGTTGGGCAAACCATCCAACTGGCTTGGACTGGAGGTGGTGTTACCTTCACCGCCGCCGCCGCGCTATCGGCCAACGGTCTAAGTTGGCCCGCGCCCGCCTCTGGATTATTGGTAGATTACGTGGCCTTGGTGCTGGAATTTCTCCGCCAATACGAACCCATTACCGATATTTTCGACGTCGAACTTTTGGCCGGTGGCCCGCCTTATACCATTCGCCTTTCTCGCAAAATTGGCGAGATCTTTCACGTTCAAATCGTGAACGAAAACCTCGCGAATATTACGGCCACCGCTACTCCAGTAACCGAAATTACCACCCCCGATAACCTTTCGGGGCTTATTACCGTACACACACCTGACCACGCGCAGGTGATGAAATTACACGGCACCTACAATACCGAGGGCGAATGCCCTATCAACCTTTCACCGGCCTTTACCATGTTGGATGTGGTGTTGCCGCCTACCAATAGCATCGCCTCCACGGCGTGGCAAACTGGTGTGGCGGCAACCCACGTGCAGCCATACTACATTCGGTACGCCGACAAATACGGCAACCCGCCGGTGGCGGAGGCACTGGTCAAATCTGAAGGGCCATACTACGCCGTAATGGGTGGACGGTCCCGTACCGATACCAACATCGAACCTGGACAAAGGCTGAGGCATAGTTACCGCACCGCCGATGGGGCGCAACTGCGCAAACCAGTTAACCCGGAACAACCCGATTGGCTCTACTGGCTGCCTATCGAATCGAGCCTCGACGGGCCAACTTATTACGTCACGGTTCAGGTCGAATGGTCCGACGGTACGCAGTCGGTACACCATCCCTACGGCACCATTCCACGCGCTTACGTGTCCAACCAAATCAACTGGATCAAGTGCGGCTACCGGCAATTGTTACTCCATAATCTCGCCGTACCATCCGGAACCGAGCCGGGTAGTTTCATTACCGGATATACCGTCGAATTAATGCAGCCCTCCGGAACAACCGGTGTAACTGCGGCGTTCGAGGTTGAGCAACTGGCCACCCCTGGCACTACGTTCCTGCTTATGGAAAACGGGGTTGGTGGCTTGGAAACAGTGTGGCTGCGCGGCGCGGCAACGCGTATGTACAGCGCGACCAAAGAGCAATGGCGCAAGGCTCGCCACTATGGCAACCAGTCGGATATTGCCGACATCGACATTCTATTTTCCGAAGGGCGAGAAAGGGTAAAAGTATCTACCGGCCTCTACGAAACCACGGAGTACCTGGACCATTTAAAGCAAATTGTCCACGGGAAATGTTGGATTGTAGATACCATCAACAATCGGTTTTTGCCGGTTATCGTGGAAAGTTCGGAGTTGGAATCTATCATCGAAAACGAGACTCTTCACCAATTCAACGTCGAGTTGCTCTCGGCGTGGATCAACCATAACTACACGCTATGATTGGGGTAGAAGTTAACGGGTACTACCTCGATATGTACCCCAACGCGACGCTGAGTTATACGCTCAACAATTCGGTATTCTCTTCCTCCGATACGAGCCAACTGCCTGGCTCGTACACGTTTCCGTTTCAGGTTCCGGCAAGCCCAATGAACCAACGGCTGCTCGGCCATCCGGGTATAATTAATCGCGCCACCGGCTTAAGCGACAAAGCCGCCGCGATATACTTCCAAGGCCAGCAGTTATTTTCAGGAACCTTGGGTTACGAATCGGCCAACGATCGGGAGATAAGCCTGTACGTGGTGGCCAACCAAGTACGCGATTTGAAGGAAGTTAAACTGCCGGAATTGAACTTGGGTGGTATACGCGAAATTGGTAACGATGCCGCTATGCTTTCCCACGCAAAGGAAACCGCCGACGATCCTTTGGGATTTGATTACATATTTTTCCCGGTAATGAACCGCAAATTCATTACTGCGTTCCCCAAAACCTACATCCAAAACCAATACGATTCGGTAAACGAAGAGTTCGTTGTATCCCAAAGTAACCCGGCGCTAATGCCGTTTGTGCGGGTAGATTACCTTATCTCCCGCATTATGGCCATTACCGGCTATTCGTTCCGTAACGAGTTCCAAGTGTCGGAGGAATTGCGGAAAATGGTGCTGTATAACAATTACAGCATTTTTAACGCCGACAATTTTCAAACGTACATACGTCTGAACGATCACGTTCCGGATATAACTGCCGCCGAATTCCTAAAAAGGATTTGCGCGACATTCTGCCTGGGATTTTTTACCGACACCTTTTCGAAGGTCATTCGGTTAATACCGTTACAACGGTTGCTGCAAGCCCAAACCAAAACCGATTGGACGGCAAGAACACACGATGCGTACAATGTTCCCTTGCAAAAAACCGAGATACCCGCCGGATTCAACTACACGCTGGAGGGCGGAGATGATATTTTCGAGTTTTTGAAAAAACTGCAAAAGCCGGATGAGTCTATAACGGTCCAAAACGTGGACGATATGCTCGGCGAGCCGGAAGGGTACTACTATGTGGTGGCCACTGGATCGTGGTGGAAAAACGAACCATTTGGTCGGACGCATTGGGTGTACGCCGATTTTGGCTACATGCCGGAAGAGGACAACAACAGCGTAAAAACAAGGGGCCGCGCCAAACCTCGTATCGAACCGGCCATACCACCGGTGTTTGATTTGCACGATTACCTGAACACGGCGAACTACACCAACACCATGATCCCGGTGGTAGATACTCCAGGTACGGTAGTCTACAACGACAACACCGACACCACCATTAACCTTGTCGCGCAGCGCACACCGGTACCGGTCAGGCTGGCCATTTATCGGGGCTACGTACTCGATAGTCAGGCGAGTACGTACCCGCTCGGCTCTGGTATTCGGTACGGTCCACTGGGGCAGGTATTGGGGCAGCACTCCCTGCGCTGGGACGGCCCCGATGGCGTGTACAACCAATGGTGGTCGAAGTGGCACGCAATGTTATCGGGCAAGCAGGTTACGCGCAAGGTAAACTTAACCGCTCGCGATTTGGCCACTTTTTCCTTTGCGGAAAAAGTCCGTATCGAAAACATGGACTACTTCGTAAAGTCCATCCGCGTGAACCTTACGATGCGCGGTATGTCACCCTGCGAGGTATCCATGCTCTCGGTGGTGTAATTGTCATCCAGTAGCAAAAAAGAAAATTCTAACACAGGATAGAGTTGGCTTGCTTTTTGCGCTGCATATTTGCACAACTGTTTTGTGTAAATATGACGATAATCACCCTCCATGTAACACCGTTATCGCGGTGTGTTCTCTTGCACGAATACGGCCCAGAGCCGATTCAACTACCCAAAAAAGACATCGTGCTGGACTACATTCGATCCAGCACCGTTTACCCAAACGGATACCAGCCACGGACACTCTCGTGGCTATCGGCCACCATCGATGTGGCGGTGCCGGAAAAACTGGCCAGCCTTGCCGCGCAGCGTAATAGCAATGTGGGCATAAGCCTGTTCAACTTTCACCGCGAGGTGATGCTCCGGTATGTGGAGGCCCTGACATCCGTTGGTTACTCCGCCTCTGGTGCAATAGAGGCATTCTACAACAAATACGGCCTTACCGAGTGGGACTATTCTACCGAGGCTGCTTACCGCCGGTGGGTAGATTATAAGAGAGAATCCGGCAAAAAAAGCCCAGTTGGCGTTTTTCGGAAAAGAGACGCGCCAATCACCCTCTGCAACGAGCAATTGCTCGAAAAATGCGAAGCCGTATTGGGAGCCTACGACAAGGCCGTGAAAAGGATCGGCACTCGATTACCCTCGCAGTTGCGCTACTATGTATTATACCGCTATGGGCAACTAACGCTTAACCGGGTTGGTATTATTAACCAAACCAGCACGAGCGCGGTACACCGTGGCGTGCTGGCCGTAGAGCAACGGCTTCGCGACGATCGGCTGTTGTACTCGCTCATGCGCGAGAATTTTGCAAAGCAATGTCCTTAGCCGAGCCGCGCTACCGTACCAACTTTGCACCATGCTGCAACTACACGCAACAAACCGCCCCTGCGGGCCAACCTTCACCTCCGGTCTTAAGGCGATAAGCCTTATAGACCCCGCTGATTTGTTGCTGCCGCTACCTGTTTTTTCCATACCCCGAATTAATGCGATTGCCTTTAAGCCGGGCCGCGCAGCATTCCATGTGAACATGGAGTATTTCTCCGGGCGTTACCAGGAGCGAACGACCTACAACTTGGAGGGAACGGTGTACGATCATATTGTTACCTTCGAGTCACGCGGCATCAATATCAATACCGATTTTCTCCGGGCCAAACTGGCCAACCGCCGCGTTCACGTGGTGGTCACTTTGCAAGACGATACACAACGGATCGTGCAAAGTGTTCTTTTCCAAAACACCTCCGACACCGGCAACGGTACATCGAGAAACCAGTACACATTCGAGGGTATTGTTCGCAAGTTAAAGCCCGCCGCTACACTGGCCGGGGCTATTAATATTATTAGTCCGCCCTACGTGGTGCCACCTACGCCGCCATCCGGTGGTGGAGGCGCGGTGGAAATAGTCCAAATCACCACCACTTTTCCAGCCCACACCTACCAAGTACCTGCTGGCCGATTGCTCGTGGCCATATTTATCCTTACGGATACCGCGCAGTACGTATCCATCGGTTATTCGGCGGGGCAATCGGAGTTAGCCGGGCCATTCGAGCAGGCTGCTAACACGAAGGTGAAATTCGGCGATAACTGGATTATTCCGGTTGTCGATACCAATATTTATATTACCGGTATGGCCGGTACAAACAACATAGAAATATGCCTACTGTAAGAATACTGTTTTTTTTACTCTTTGCCACGGTTGCTCAGGCTCAGACGGTTTTACAGCAAGATCAGATTATAGCCCGCCAGCGCCTACGGGTGGGCCTCGATACCTCCAGATATTTTACCAGCATTGCGACGGCTATATCCGGCGCGAGTACCCACCGGCAGACACCCTCGGCGAAGGCGGTGTGGGATTTGGTATCGGCAAATACCTTCAGCCTCGTAACGGGGCCAACATTGTCGGGTGCAGGGACGGCGGGCAGCCCGCTTAATATTGCGCAACAAGGAGCCGTAAACGGGCAGCCATTGGAGTGGAGTGCCACCCTTGGTCGGTGGGTGCCTGGCACCGATGACGGTACCACCTACACGGGTGGCACTGGGATTTCGGTAGTTGGTACGCTAATAAGTAATACCGCTCCCGATCAAACCATTGCAATTACACAAGGGCCGGGCATCGGAGTTTCGGGAACTTATCCAAATTTCACTGTTTCCAACACCGGGGATTTGAGCAATAGCAATGAGATACAAAGCCTTAACCTTACAGGACAGGCTTTGGGGATTTCTTTGGGAGGTGCGGGTGTGACCTTGCCCATTGTTGGCGTATCTCAAGGCGCTGGTATAGGTGTAGGAATCGTTAATGGCGTGGCTACGGTGACCAATACCGGCGACACAAACGCCGGTGATGACGTAACCAGCACAACAGGAGGCACAGTTGGATATAATGCTGTTTTTACAGCCGCGAGAAATATTACTTCAGGCAATATTTTTGATAATGGCTTTATCGGCATTGGCACTAATACTCCAAGTCGAACCCTACATCTTGCGAACTACACAAACAACTACCTTCGGGTAGAAGGCTTTAATAATGTGGGGATCGAACTTGTTAATAACAACACGAACCCAAATGCGACGTGGAGTACTTACGCCTCCACGGGTACGCCCACGACACCGACGGCACTTTCAGACACAAAGCGTATCGGAGCCTTTATTTACTACGGACATGATGGCACAGCCTATCGTAATGCGGGTGGCATGGACTTTAGCGTCGACGGAACTGTAACAAGTAACAACGTTCCATCACGGTGGGATTTATCAACAAAAAACGGCTCTTGGGGTGTACCACTGATTCGGATGACCGTCCGGAGCGACGGGAAAATTGGTATGAATGAACTTAATCCGACCTCTACGCTGCATGTTAAGGGTTACGGCAATACGAGTGGCACCCGTAGTTTTTTGGCCGAAAATAGCGCGGGGACGGATGCACTTTGGGCGCTCGATAACTCCACGGTTGGGATCGCCGGAACCGGCGGCACCGCCACCAGCATAACTGGCCGAGACGCGAGTAATATTATTACTAATGTAACAATAGGCACGGGGCTTGGATTTGTTTCCGGCACGCTTACCAATACATCACCTGACCAAACCGTTGCAATTACACAAGGGCCGGGCATCGGAGTTTCGGGAACTTATCCAAATTTTACCGTTTCCAACACCGGCGATACCAACGCCGGTGATGATATTACCACTACTACACAAGCCGGTGGCGAATTAACCGGGCCATTTGGGAACCTTAGCGTTATCCCAAATGCAATAACGGCGACAAAAATCGCCACGGACGCGGTGACACAGGTGAAAATGGCCGACAATTCGGTTGGCCCCGCCGAACTGATAAATACCTCCGTCACGGCCGGAACGTACAATTTTGCCACCATTGTCGTAGATAACGACGGCAGGATAACCGCAGCGGGTACAGGTACTCCGCAAACGATTTTCGTCGCGGATGGCTCGTTCACGGGTTCTCGCGGGGCTACATTAGGAAGCTTTACGCTAACATTTGACGCGAGCGCAAGTACATTCCCCACAGCATTACCATTGTTTGTAAAGGGGAAAGCAGATGGCACCAATAACACGCAAATTTTAACGGGAATCGACAATAGTAATATTGTGCGCGGGTTTTTGAACATGACCAACACAAAGTTTTCTTTAACCTCTGCCAACGGCCATGATGCTGCCGTTGAAGCCGGTTCACAAAGTTG